CAACAACTATCTTACTTCCTAATTCTATAACCGGGAGTGGTACATATAAATATTGCTGATCCTTAGATTTTTCAGATCTGATGGAGACAGCATTGCCACTGAAATTAGAGGACTACTGTTCCCGTTATGGGATTTCTTTTTTTGCTTTACAGCTTAGATGTATATTTTGTAGGCATTTTGTTGACACTGTTCAGCTTGCTGCTTTTCATGCTAAATGCCTTTCTTTATTATGGAGAAAAAATGTATGTTATGCTTGTTGTACTCCCTGTTTACGGTTATCTGCTAAGTATGAACTAGAAAGATATTATCAGTGCTCTTTGAAAAGTCATTTTATTGAAGATGTTTTGCATAAGCCTTTGTCAGAAATTGTGATTCGCTGTATGGAATGTTTAAGCTTGTTAGACATGATTGAAAAGGTTGAGCATTTACTGCAAGATTTACCATTTCATTTGGTTAGAGGGCACTGGAGAGGAAAGTGTAGAAATTGTAAGAAACTATGAGAGGAGAAGCTCCTACTTTGCCTGATGTTGTTTTAGATACTTTAGTGCTACCTGCTAATTTGTTGAGCAACGAATCATTAAATGAATCTTTGTCACCAGATGAAGAACCGGAGGAGGAGCAAGTTTTTAGAGTAGATTCAGATTGTCACTTTTGTCGAACAAGTTTAAGACTATGTGTAGTTGCATCGGATGAAGCTATAAGACAACTGCAGGTTCTGCTTGTTGGAAACTTAAGACTTCTGTGTCCAGGTTGTGCGAGAAATTTGTGTGGTCATCATGGGAGAACCAACTAAAGGTACAGATAATATTGACTCTGTGGACAATGTAAATGACTGGTGTTTAATAGAGGCGGAATGTGTGAACAGCATGGATACTTTATCTGAATTGTTTGATGGCGATACAGCATCAAACATTTCTAATTTAATTGACGACCTGGAGCCTGTAGAGGAGGGAAATTCCCTGGCATTATTCAACACTCAAAGCGCAGAGGAATGTGACAGAACTATAGCTGAACTAAAACGAAAGTTTATTGCAAGCCCTGTACGCTCAGTTGCTGATTTGAGCCCGAGCTTGCAAGCTGTTCACATATCTCCACAAAGACAGTCTCCACAAAGACATTCTAAAAGGAGATTGTTTGAGGACAGTGGAATAGACGATGAAACTGCAAATTCTGTTACACAGGTAGATGATTTAGAAGGTTGTGTGAAAAGTGGATCAAGTGCAATCGATGAATATTGTATTATGCATAGTTCTAATAGAAGAGCTACCCTTCTAACAAAGTTTAAAGAAAAGTACAATGTTGGGTTTAATGAGTTAACCAGAAATTTTAAAAGTAATAAAACCTGTAATCATAATTGGATTATAGCAGTATTTGGTGTAGCTGAAGAATTAATAGAAGCTAGTAAAATAGTCTTACAACAACATTGTGAGTTTGTACAGATTATACCATCAGATTTTTCAGCTCTTTATGTAGTAGAGTTTACATGTACTAAAAATAGAGAAACAGTATTAAAATTGTTTCATAGTATTTTAAATACAAAAGATGAGCAATGTCTTGTTGATCCTCCGAGAAATAGAAGTATGGCTGCTGCTCTTTTTTGTTATAAGAAAGGTATAGCTAATATAGGCTTCAAATATGGGCCTTATCCAGATTGGATAGCTACACAAACAATTTTAAACCATCAGTTAGCATCAGCTGAGTCATTTAAATTGTCTGAAATGATACAATGGGCTTATGATAATAACCATACAGATGAAGCAGCAATTGCATATTATTATGCTTTGCATGCTGAAGAAAATGCAAATGCAGCAGCGTTTCTAAAAAGTAATCAGCAGTTCAAATATGTTAGAGATTGTTGTCAAATGGTTAGAATGTATAAAAAGCAAGAATTAAGAAATATGTCTATGTCGTCTTGGATATTTAAATGTTGTGAAGGTGTAACAGAAGGTGATGAATGGAAAACCATTGTAAAATTTTTGAAATATCAAAGTATAAACTTTATATCATTTTTAATTGCTTTAAAACAATTTTTTAAATGTATTCCAAAAAAGTCATGTATTGTATTTTATGGACCATCAGATTCTGGTAAATCCTATTTTTGCTTTAAGTTAATTAAGTTTTTAAATGGTCGAGTGGTATCATTCATGAATAAAGGCAGTCACTTTTGGTTAACACCTTTATTAGAATCAAAAATAGGCCTTTTAGACGATGCTACATACCCTTGTTTGTTATTTTTGGATAGTAATATGAGAAATGCATTTGATGGAAATCATGTGTCTATAGATGTTAAACATAAAGCTTTGCAGCAAATTAAATTACCACCAATGTTAATGACAACTAACATAGAAGTGCAGAAGGAGCCTACTTTAAAATATTTGGCTAGTAGATTAGTATGCTTCGAGTTTGCTAATCCAATGCCTTTTGATGATAATGGTAATCCAGTTTATAACATAACAAATGATTGCTGGGCAATGTTTTTTAGAAAATTTTCCAGACAATTAGATTTGACAGAAGACGAGGCAAATGGAGACTCAGGAGACCCTGACCGCCCGTTTTACTGCACTGCAAGAAATTCAGTTGACTCTAATTGAAAAAGACTCCACAAATTTAGAGGATCATATTAACTTTTGGAATGCTGTTAGAAAAGAAAATGTCGTTGCCTATTATGCTAGAAAAGAAAACTATACTAGATTAGGATTACAACCTTTACCAGTGCTAGCTGTATCGCAATATAAAGCTAAAGAGGCCATAGAAATTGAATTGTTATTACGTAGTTTGCAGAAATCTCAGTATGCTTCTGAACCGTGGACACTAGGAGATGTAAGTGCTGAACTGTTACACACACCTCCTAAAAATTGTTTTAAAAAAGGTGCATTTACTGTGACTGTATTATTTGACAATGAACAAAGCAAAGCATTTCCATACACCTGTTGGGACCATATTTATTATCAAGATGAAAATTCTACCTGGCATAAAGTGCAAGGTATGGTTGATGCCAATGGGCTATACTTTAAAGAAGTATCTGGAGATAGTGTATATTTTCAATTATTTTCCACTGACGCACAAAACTATGGAGAGACCAATGAATGGACTGTGAAATTTAAAAATCAAACTGTTTTTACCTCCTTTGCTAGTTCCTCACGTCCTGTTTCCGGGCCTTCAGAGCAGGCCGGGAAGTCCACCTCACACGCCTCACCCTCAAAGAAAAGCCCTCGAAAGAGACCACGAGAAACCAACGAGGACACCGAAAGGCATTCGCCCACCTCGACCAGTCCTGGGTTTCGACTACGACGCGGACGAGGGCAGCAGCAGGGTGACTCAACCACCAGAGCAACCACCAGAGCAACGACCCCAGAACGGAGAAGAAGAAGAAGATCCGGAACAGGCGTGTGGTCTGCGCCGTCTGCTGCAGAGGTGGGAAGCAGATCTGAATCGGTTCCGCGACAAGGTCTTGGAAGACTTGGAAGACTACAAGCGGAGGCTTGGGATCCATTCATAATCATATTAAAAGGTCCTCCAAACAGCTTAAAATGTTGGCGTTATAGATGTGGGCAAAGAAATAGTAATCTTTATATGCTTGCTAGCACTGTGTTTCACTGGGTAGGGGATGATTCAGAAAACCATGCAAGGCTTCTTTTGGCATTTAGAGACTCAACACAAAGGCAAAGATTTTTGGAATTAGTTCATTTTCCTAGAGGAACTACTTATGATTTAGGAAACTTAAATAGCTTATAATGTCTGCAAGATCAAGGCGCAAACGCGCTTCCCCTGAAGATTTATATAGAAGTTGTAAAGCAGGTGGAGATTGTATAACTGATGTTAAAAATAAATATGAAAATTCTACCTTGGCTGATATTTTATTAAAAATATTTGGTAGTGTAGTTTACTTTGGAGGGTTGGGTATTGGTTCTGGTAAAGGGTCTGGTGGATCATTGGGGTACAGACCACTGGGAAGACCAACTCCTACTCGTGAAATTGCTACTACACCCATAAGACCCTCTGTCACAGTAGATCCTTTAGGGCCTGCAGATATAATTCCTATAGATGCAACAGCTCCATCAATAGTTCCACTATCAGAAGGAACACCTAATATAGACTTTGTGGCACCAGATGCTGGTCCTGGATTAGGTGCAGAAGAAATAGAGTTGTATACGATATCCAATGCAACAACTGAGGGAACTAACATAGGTGGCAATCCAAAATTAATTGCCACTGATGAAGGTGCAACTGCAGTACTTACCATAGACCCAATTGTAGACACTCCACCTCAACTTTTTTTTGATCCGCCTGCTCCTTCTCCATATGAGTTTACAGTATTACAATCTAACCCGTTAACTGCAACAGATATTAATGTATTTGTAGACACAGATATATTAGGAAATATAGTAGGGAATTACGAAGAGATACCCTTAGAAAGATTGGATTTTACAGAGTTAGAAATAGAAGAACCACCACAAACTAGTACTCCTTTTGACAAAATTCAAAAAGTAACTACACGAGCAAAAGATCTTTACAACAGGTTTACAAAGCAGGTCTCTGTACGTGACCCACAGTTTTTAACTAGGCCTTCCCGCCTAGTTCAATTTGAAATAGATAATCCCGCCTTTGAAGATGACGTCACAATACAGTTTGAGCGGGATTTGGCAGAAGTTACTGCAGCACCAAATGAGGAATTTGCTGATGTTATCAAGTTAGGCCGTGCCAGATTTAGTGAGGTAGAAGGTGTGGTAAGAGTAAGTAGGTTAGGTGAGTTAGGTACTATTACAACCAGAAGTGGTACAACAATAGGACAAAGGGTACACTATTTTCAAGATATCAGCACAATCAATGATATAGAAACAGTAGAGTTACAAACTTTAGGAGAACATAGTGGTGAAAATGTTTTAGTAGACAATGATTTAGCCTCAGAAACAGTAGATGCTATTCCTAATGCAGATGTTACCATAAGTGAAAATGACTTATTAGATACATATAGTGAGGACTTCAATAATGGTCATTTACTGTTCCCAATAACTAGTGATACTGAAGAAATTACTTTAATTCCTTCAATTCCACCTGGTGGGGTATTAAAAGTTTTCGTACCAGATTATGAAAATGGATTAGTTATTTCTCATCCAAACACATATGACCCAGCTGTTATTATTCAATTGCCAGATGAATTACCTATTACCCCAGCGTTTTATTTGGATATTTATAATGATTTTAACTTACACCCAGCATTATTACCACCGCGAAAAAAAAGACGGCGCTTAGACATCTTTTAATGTTTTACAGATGGCATTGTGGTTACCCAGTTCTGGCCCTTTGTATCTCCCACCAAGCAAACCAGTGGCTCGTGTTTTAAGAACTGATGAATATGTTACTGCAACGGATATATATTTTCATGCAAGAAGTGATCGCCTGTTAATTGTTGGTCATCCTTTATTTGATGTTATTGATGCGGGAACAAATACTATTTCTGTGCCCAAGGTATCAGCTAACCAATTCAGAGTTTTTAGATTTAAATTACCAGATCCAAATAAATTTGCTTTGATTGAAAAGACTGTATATAATCCAGAAAGAGAAAGACTAGTGTGGAAAGTTACAGGTTTAGAAATTGGAAGGGGCGGTCCTTTAGGCATTTCTTCTACTGGAAACCCGTTATTTAATAAATTAGGAGATACAGAAAATCCAGCAAATTATGTTGTCCCAGACGGTGATGATAACAGAGTAAATGTTTCTTATGATCCGAAACAGACTCAGTTATTTATAGTGGGTTGTGCTCCTGCTGAAGGAGAATATTGGGATGTTGCAAAGCCTTGTAAACCAGGCGCTAAAGGTGACTGTCCACCAATACAGTTGGTTAATGCACCTATACAGGATGGTGACATGGGAGATTTGGGGTTTGGAGCTGCAAATTTCAAAGCTTTTCAGGAAGATAAATCAGGAGTGTCTCTTGATTTGGTTAATACTTTCAGTATTTATCCAGACTTTTTGAAAATGTCCAAAGATCCATATGGAGATCAAATGTTTTTCTATGGAAAACGAGAACAGTCATTCGCTCGCCATTTATGGGCACGAGCTGGAACTATGGGTGATTCTATACCAGATGAAAAGGCTGAATATTATTTGCATCCAGCTGATGCTAGTCCTGCTAACAATAATCTAGGTTCTTTTGCTTACTTTGTTTCCCCTAGTGGGTCTTTGGCAAGCAGTGATTCTAACTTGTTTAACAAACCTTATTGGTTACGAAGAGCTCAGGGCACAAACAATGGTATTTGTTGGGGAAATAATTTGTTTGTAACAGTGTTTGACAATACTCGTGGTACGAACTTTACTTTATCAGTGTTAAAAGAAGAAGATAAGACATTAGATAATAATTACAAATACAAAGCTACAGACTTTAAACAGTATGTAAGGCATGCTGAAGAATATGAATTTGAAGTTATATTTCAGTTATGTAAAGTAACTTTAAATCCAGATGCTTTAGCTCATATTAATGCTATGAATCCAAGAATACTTGATGAATGGCATTTGGCATTTGTACCTCCTCCTCAACAAGGTATCGAGGATGCCTATAGATATATTAAATCCAGTGCAACACGTTGCCCTACTCAGGAACCTGCTGAGGAATCAACTGATCCTTATGCAGACATGACATTTTGGAATGTGGATTTCACAGAACGATTTTCCTCAGATTTAAATCAACATTCACTTGGTAGAAAATTTTTGTATCAGGTCGGTTTGTTAAATGGTAAAAGACCTCGTACTGATTATACTGTGAACTATTCTAAGAAAACTGTGAAGCGAAAACGAACAAAATAAACTGTGAATGTATAATAAACAAATATGTAATGATCCCTATGGAATGTGAATCAATATTACTAATAAATATAATGCAATACTGTGATCATGTTTACTGACTCATGGGGGCATAATCTTAACACACCTTCTTAAATACCGTCTCCTGTTGTCCACTTTGTCCATACTAAATATATCTTTAATCTGTACGGACCTTTTTCTGCTGCAACCACTTTCGGTAAGTAAAAAGGCGCCAAAGGGCAAATAGCAACCGTTTTCGGTTTGCAGACAGGCACAAACACAGTATGGCGATAAAGATCTTTATGAGCAACCGATTTCGATTTTGGCTGTCAGCCTTTGTACCGCCTTCGGTAAAAGTATTTCTCTATTGTCATTGTTGC